CTTTGATTACACCATTCTTTTTTAATTGTATCTCTAAGTATAACTAATTCAAGTTTAAATATCTTTTTTGTCCCGCCAAATTGAACAACTTCGTAGTGCTGAATACCATTATATTCAATTAAAAATTTAATATTTTCTAAATCAACTAAAAAATCAAAAGGTAATGATTTTTTATATTTACAACTATCAAATCGTGCTTGCGACTTAAATTTCATGTTGTTTTTGATTAAAAAATTTCTTATAGATATTTCTCCTTTAGATTCTTTACATACAGGACAATTTGTTTTGCTACAAGTTCTATTACAAATCTTAGTTTGCCACTCATGTCCTTTTTCACATTTCCACCATATTGCTTTTTGTGATGCAAATGTAAAATCATTAGGTGTTAAATTGCCATTTTTCACAGGATGCCACTGTGCGGCAATTTGTGAAAAAGTAAAAGCCAACGAGTTGATATCACAAACTTTTTGGCCACAACAATAAGGACATTTGCTATTGCGATTATGCCGATTAGCAATTCTGGCCTCCCATTCATGCCCATAGGGACAATTCCACCAAGCTTTTTTTTTAGAACTTGCTGTCACATCATATGGAGTAACACTATTTTTAGTTATATGCCATTCTTGGACTAATTCTGGACGAATAGTTGCTAAACAATTAGAATTAACAACTTTTGTACCATGACAACAAGCACAGTTTCTTCCGCGTGTTCTGTGATTTACACTATCTGCCCATTCATGATCTTCAGCTTTAGAACATTTCCACCAGACGATTTTTGTGCTTCCATGAGTGACATTCATTGGGGTTAAGTTGCCATTTTTTGTTGAATGCCATTCTTTAATTAAGTATGGATGGGTAGTTGCTAAACAATTCGACTTAGAAACTTTTAAACCAGCACAATAAGGACAGCCTTGGCCTTGGGTTCTTTTCTTGATTGATGTTTCCCATTCATGGTCACTGGCAACAGAACAAATCCACCATATTTTCTTTGTACTACCATAACTTATTTCTTCTGGCTTTAAGTCACCATTTTTCATTGGGTGCCACTCTTTTAATAATTCTGGATAGTCTACTAACTTTTTTATCATCATTTTATTATAATTTACTCTAAATAAATTGTAAATATTAAAATGCATAACAGAAGATTTAGGGGTATGGCTTATCCGATAACTAAGCATCCAAAAGGATTCTTTCGTAATGGAGATACAGATGTGGATGAAATCAAATCATCTATAGCTACAATTATTCTAACTGAACCAAAAGAAAGAATATTTGAACCACATTTTGGATTTAATTACAAATCAATAAATTTGAATGCTCCAAGAGAGATAGTGGAGGGTGAGTTTAGGGTAAGGGTAGCAAATATAATTAAAAGATGGGAAAAACGCATTCAGGTTGAAGAAATTGTAGTAAAACTGGAAAATATGGACAACAATTTGATTGCAATGTTATTAATTTACTTTATTGATCCAGTGGACATTAGAACGACACATGAATTGATTATTTATAAATCTCTAGGAGGGATTGATGGCCGAAAATTGCCCTTTTGATATTACGCCATTGGCACAACCGCGAATGATAAACACGGTTCCAATATTTAATCTTAATTACACTAATCAAGACTATGGTTCTCTTAAATCCAGATTATTGGAGTTGATTAAAGTTAATTTCAATAAGGAGTTTAATGATTACAGCGAGTCTTCTTTAGCTATAGTTTTGACTGAGGTATATTCTGCATTGGCAGATATGCTTTCATTTAAAATAGATCAACTAGCCAATGAATTCTTTCCAGATACAGTCACAGAACTGGATAACATGTTCAGATTGTGTAAGCTAGTAGGTTTTAGGCCATTACCGCCATTGCCAGCCAGGGCTATGTTTGCTGCAAAAATAACCTCACCATATAGTTCAGATATTACAATACGGGCACCTATATTAGTTAGTTTGGATGACTTGGGATATGATGTTCCTTATGAATTATTCCCAGCAGATATAAACAATAATCCAATTGATGATTATGTAGTAATACCAGCTGGGTCTTTATTTACGACTGCAATTGTGGGGTTGGAAGGCAAGACACGCAACGCTAGTTTTAATAGCAAGGGAACACCAAATCAACTATTCACTATTGTTAACGAGAATGTCTTTTATGGTTCTATTAGAGTATTTGTGGACAACAATCTTTGGCAAGAGGTAGAAGCCTTTACAGAATACAGTCCTATGCCAGAATACAGGATTGAATATGATGCTTATTACAAGCCATCTGTTATGTTTGGAAATAACAAAGCTGGATTAGTACCAATAAATGGGGCTAAGATAAATATTAAGTATAGAGTGGCTGGCAACTCAACGTCTGAAATTGTAAGTGGCGTATTTAATACAAAACTTTCTATATCTTTGCCTGGAGTATCACATCCAGTTATTGTGCATGTGACCAATTATACAAAAAGTGAGTATGGTTATCCTGGCGACTCAATAAACGACATAAGAAAGAAACTTCCAGCTTATTTACGAACTCAAAACAGAGCGGTTACTGGTGCGGACTACAAATATATAACTGATAGTTTTGCTTCATCATCTAACGGTGTAATTGGCAAATCTAATATCTTGTTAAGAAATCATGGATGTGCTGGAAACATTATTGATATTGTAGTTTTGGCTAAAACTGGCGAACACAGGCTAGTAAAAGCTAGCGATAATCTTAAGAAAGAGTTAATTGATGCGGTGAACGAGAAGAAGATGTTTACTGACTATATTTGTGTAAAAGATGGTGATGTTATTCCAGTTGACGTTAATGTTGACGTTACTGTAGACAACATCTATAAAAAGTATGAAAATGAAATAAGGACTAGAGTTGTATCTAAGCTAGAGGAGTTTTTTGAACTTGTGAATTGGGAGTTTGGCAAATCTCTAAAAGAAAAAGACATAATCAAAGCTTTAATTGGAATAAAAGAGATTAAAGGCGTGGATGTTTCCTTCATTACTCCAAGAAGTTTTGATGACGAAGAAGTGAACAATATAATTAAAGTCAAGTATAATGAAATTGTAAGGCCAGATAATATTAGTGTTAATTTTGCATATTCTTCGGGGGAGTAAATGAATTATATAAAGCACACAAATTCTCCTTCAGTTAAAGACATTGTTGGGTTTGAGTTAGAAACCTATGATGATGATGGTTTGCCTAGTAATCCTGTGATTTTTGATAAAATAATTATTTACCACATAGAGAAAACTTTACACAATAATGACCAATATATTGACCACAAAATATTTAAGCCAGAACTTGAAGAGTTAATTACATCTGTTGATATTAGCAATAGTAAATATTTAAATAGGGCTTTAGATGATACAGCAACAGTAAATAGAATTTACTATAGCAATGCTAAAATTGTTATGAGTACAGTAAGTCCTGTTTGGACTACTGACGGCAAAGTTTCAATGGTTAAGCTGCTAGAGAAAGGAAAGTTTTTATTTTTATGGAAACCTGTTGGGATGAGGGATGGAACTTACGTTGTTAGGTGGGAATGGAGATTAGATAGTAACAAACTACGATCCAATGATAAATTATTTACATTGACGGCTGATACAAGCAAGATAGATAGTATTTATTCCAAATTACCACCAAGAGACAAATACAACTTATTGATGGACAAATATATTCCAAAAATATATCACACTCAAACTAGCTCAAATGATCTGACTCCACAAGTATTGGTTAAATTAAACAAAGCTGTGGCCCAAGGGTTCTTAGAAATTGAAGATTTATTGGTTCAGATTGGGGATTTACTTGATCCAACTTTTACGCATGAATACTTCCTGCCATTATTAGCTAATTTTTTCAACTTAGAATTAAGGTCTAAAAATGTTGGAGCTTGGCGTAATCAAATTAGGCACGCCATGACCCTTTACAAAAAAAAAGGTACATTAGCGGGACTAAGAGAAGCATTAGATAATATTGAAATTAAACTTCTGAAGTTAAAGAACCTGTGGCAAGTTGTTTCGTCATACATGTGGACAGAATCTTTTGTTGTTGAAAAAGATATAGGATTAAACTCTGATATAATTGGCAGATTAACAAAAAATCCTATTAATGAAAACATTGAAGTTTATCTTAGATCGGCTGAAGATTATACTTATTTTCAATTACCAA